GCCGTTCCAGTGGACAAGGGATAATCTATGGCTCTTTATGACGATCCACAGGCGAAGGCAATCGATTACGGTGAGTCTGGCTCGGACCGTCAGAAGCGTCTGGAACGTTACCGTTCGCAGGTTGTCACGTCGGCAAAGTGGCGCAAAGACAAATATGAGACTGACTGGCGTGACTTCATCGACTTGTACGCTAATGAACATTTCAAGGATCGTCTCGGCGAGTTTGACGATGACAACCAGATTTCTATTGGTATCATCTTTTCTACGATCAACACGATCTATCCGTCTGTGTCGATTGCCCGTCCGAAGATCACGGTTGAGGCAACCCATCCTGATTTGATTAAGCCTGCTGAAACGGTTGAGGCTGTGATCAACTACTGGTGGAAGCATTTTGGTTTCCAGGACGAGTTTCGCCAGGCGGTCAAAGATTATCTGATCTTGGGTCACGGATGGTTGAAGACAACCTACCTGTTCAAAGAGGATGAGGTTGATCGCACCCCTGACGACATGAAGCAAGAGTTGATGGAGAAGTTGACAGAAAAGTATACTGCTGTCGCCATGTCTCCGCAGGATGAGAACCTGTTCCCATCGGATCAGGAAATTGCGTCTCTGCTGCCAACGACGAAGAAACAGGTTTTGGAAGATCACCCTACGGTCGAACGGGTTAGCCCTTTCGACCTGTTTGTTGATCCTGACGCTACCCGCCTGTTCGATGCCCGTTGGATTGCTCAGCGCATCGCTGTCCCTGTCGCTGAGGTGAAGGGCCGCAAGGATTGGTCTGCCAAGCAGCGGGATCAGGTGCTTGCTACGAAGGGCAGGATGCAGGAGCAGCAAGGTTTCTACGACGATCAGATTGACAAAGACAGCCAATATGTTTTTGTGTATGAGCATTACAATCTGGTTGACGGTACTCTTTGCACGTTTGCGTTGGATGGCTCTGACGACTTCCTGAAAAAGCCTGAGCCGATCCCGTACGAGTTTGGGCATCCGTTCATCATGCTTCGCAACTATGAGGTCCCTGAGCGTTTCTACCCTATGGGTGAGATTGAATGTTTGGAACCTTTGCAGTTGGAGTTGGACATGACTCGTTCCGCACAGTTGCGTGACCTGTTGAGTCACACCCGCAAATATGTTTCCCGCAAAGGTTCGTTCGATCAGGAAAACATCGAGCGGATGGCCACCGCCCGTGACGGTGAAATGATTTTGGCGGAAGAGTCGGCCCCTGACGATGTGACGAAACTGTTGTTCCAGTTGCCATCTATGGACATTCCGCAGCAAACCTACCAGATGTCTGAGGTTATTAGCGACGATTTGACCAGGGTTTCTGGCGTGTCCGATTATCAGATGGGTTCTATGCCTGAAATCCGTAGGACCGCTACGGAGGCAGGCATCATTCAGGACTCCGCTAACTCTCGTGCCGCTGACAAGTTGGCTCAGATTGAGATTGCTCTGGCTTTCGTCGCCCGTCGTATCTGCCAGTTGGGCCAGCAATACCTGTCGGTCGAACAGGTCGCAAAGATCGTTGGCGAAGACGGGTCTGTGACTTGGGTCCAGTTTGACCAGGAGTCGATTCAGGGCGAGTTTGATTTCGAGATTGAGGCTGGTAGCACCCAGCCGCAGAACGAAACGTTCCGCCGCCAGTCTGCGCTTCAACTCATGGATGCTGTGTCGTCACCGTTGTTCGCACCGCAGCCTGACGCTATGGGGATGATGGTTCCAATCATCGATGCCCGCAAGTTGGCTGAGCATGTTCTACGGTACGGTTTCGGTATCAAAAATGCGCAAGAGTTTTTGGTTCCTGAGCCGCCACCGCCACCTGTTGACCCGATGACGGGGCAGCCGATGGCGCCTGGTATGCCACCTGGCGCCCCTGGGGCGCCCCCTGAGGGCGGTCCTGTACCGCCACCAGGGCAAATGCCGCCTCAGGGTGGTCCGCCGCCGCCTGGTGGGGCGCCGCCAGGACCATAGGCGTGAACACTTTTGCGTTAGTAGATAGAAGAACAATCCGACAAAGGAATTCTTGAATGTCTTTTACAGAGAATGACGCCTTCGACACGGCGGCCGCAGAGGCGGTAGCCGAAGTCGAAAGCGGTTCGACTGAGGTAGGAGCGGAAACCCCGCCAACCGAGCCAGCCGTAAGCGAAGTTACTTCAACCACCGAGACTACACCCTCAGTACCCACGGAAGAGAAGCCGTGGTGGGAGGATAGGCTTGATGAAACAGTCCTAGTAGGCGACCAGCAAGTCCCCCTAAAGGAATTGCAGCAAGGTTACCTTCGTCAAGCGGATTACACCCGCAAGACGCAGGCCATTGCGGACCGTCAACGTCAGGCTGAGTGGGCTGATAACTTGCAACAACATTTGCGTAGCGACCCTGTTGGGACGCTGCAGCAGATGGCGAAAGAGTTTAGACTGATCCCTGACGATCAGGAAGAGTTCGATCCAGCCGAAGTTGACCCATATGCCGCAAGGTTCCATGAGGTTGAGCAAAGGTTGAATGCCGTTTCCCTTAGGGAGACAGAGCAACTCATCCGACAGGAAGTTGTCGATGTCCGAAATCGCTACGCTGATTTCGACGGCGACGAAATCCTGCCCATGATCGCAGAGTTGGGTTCGCAAGGCACTGGTCTTACCATTGAACAAGGATATCATCTTTGGAAAGGTATGAAGGCCGCTGCCCGAGAGGCCGCAGAGGTGCAAGCCAAGGTGAAAGCCGAGGCTGTCGCTGCCACTGAGGCCGCTAAGCGTGCCCAATCTGAACAGGTGAGTGGTGGACACTCTGCCGCAACCCCCGATGGTGAAGATTCTGCTCGATACCGTGGTATGAGCATCGAAGAAATCGCCAGCGAGGTTTTTGCTGGATGGGATTCATAAATCGAAAGGTGACAGTTAATGTCTAACCCGAACTTTGATTCCCTTGTTGCCACTACGTTGAAGAAGTACGTGCCAAACATGGCGGACAACGTTTTTAAGCGTTACGCCCTGTTGGATTATCTTCAAAAGAAGGCGAAGAAGAACAGCGTGAGCGGTTCTACCTTCGTTGTTCCTTTGATGTACGACGTGAACACTACGTTCACCACGTATTCTCGCTACGACTCGCTTGACCTGACCCCTCAGGAAGGCATGACGGCGGCTGAGTACCCTTGGAAGCAGGCCGCCGTGTCTGTTGCCATCTCGGGTATCGAAGAAGCGCAGAACAGCAGCAAGGAACAAGTTATCGACCTGTTGAGGGCGAAGACAAAGCAGGCCGAGCGCACTGCTGCGTCCGAATTCAACACAATGTTCTTCACGTCAGACGGTACAGGTAACGGCGGCAAGGATTTCCTTGGTCTGCTAGCCCTTGTCGGTGACGCTACCCACGGTCCTGCGACCGTTGGTGGTATCAACGGCAGCACCTTCGCCTATTGGCGTAGCAGCATTGACGATCAGGCAATCAACTTGCAGATCGTTGACTTGTGGAACACTTACAACAACTGCACCGCAGGTGGTGGAGACGACGGACCCGACTTTGAAATCACGACTCAGGTGTTGTGGCAGGCATATTCCGATTTGCTTCAGCCTCAGCAGCGTTTCCAGGATTCAAAGATGGCTGCCGCAGGTTTCCAAAACTTGATGCACGGTGGGGCCCCTGTTACTTGGGACGTCGCATGTCCTGCTGGTGACTGGTACTTCTTGAACAGCGAACACTTGTGGCTTGTAACGGGCCGTGACAAGTGGTTTAGCATGGGCAAGTTTGTATCTCCTGAAGATAAGGACGCAAAGTACGCTTTGATCCTGTCTTACGGCCAGTTGGTGACCGACGAACGCCGCAAGTTGGGCAAGTTGGCTTCACGTACCGCTCCATAATCGGATCGGTTCTCTATTGAAGGGGGAGTGGGAGTTTCGCTCCCGCTCCCCCTTTATCATTCTAGGAGAGGAATGCAGATTAAATGGACCCTGTTAACATCACCTACCTTGGGAACAATGACGGGACTGTCAGTGCCTTGGATGCTCCCGCAGGCTGTGTGCTCGTGCAGCAGTTGCACCCACGAGCGAATGGTGACTCTCCAACTATTGTCGCTGCTCCCCCCCGCACCGCTCGGGAAGCCATGGACACGGGGAAGTGTGTCCGCCCTGGCTGCCATGGGTTGAAACAAAAAGGATTCCATGAGTGCGCACCGCACCGTCTACAAACAGGACGCATCCGTGAGGGTCGGCTGACCCGTGAGGAAACGAAGGCTCTAGCCGATGGCGACATTGCAGAACATTAGAGATTTCACCCGTCTGTCATTGCAGACAGATTCGGTAGATTTGCCCGATACCCTCGTTGACACGTATGCCAACGAGGCTTTGTCACGTGTGCTTGGCCTTAGAGACGACTGGCCTCACCTTTACAGTGAAGGCACCATGGCCATGGTGTCAGGGACAGGGAACTACACGCTGTCATCGGGGTCGTTCAACCCGACGACATTCACGACGATTGAATCGATTTGGGATGACGCCGTGTTTGGACGTTCTTTCATTCAGATGGATTATCAGGAGGCGGCGGGCCGTTGGATCGGGCCGTCTGCCAGCGTCACGGCTGACCCTGTGTTTTTCTCTGTGTACGGTGGCAAAGTTTATCTTTGGCCTAAGCCTAACGCCACCCGTACGCTACGTGTGGGCGGCTACCGCAACCCGACTGTGCTTGCCGCTGCAGGCGATATCCCTGATATTCCGACACAGTTCCATGTCGGAATCGAATATGGGGTTGTCGCTATGGCTTACGCCCAGCAGGAGGATGCCGAGTTGGCTGGCGTGTGGAAGCAGTTTGCCAACGAATCTATCATGGTTGCGATCCGCAACCTGTTTATGAACCGTCGCCACAAGCCGATCATCTTGTATGGTCGGGATCAGAATTGGCGTATTTCGAATGACGAGTGGGTACGGAGGAATGTACCGTAATGGTGGCACGTAAGCCTGCGTTGGCACGTACAACCTATGCAGCCGACGTGCTGGACGACTTCACTTGGGGACTTGACTTTGGCCCCGTGCAGCAGATTCCTGCCAACGGTGTTGCTGTCGCCCGTGACGTTGATTTCAGCGCCCGTGGCGGGTTCACCCAACGGTGCGGTATCGTACCCTACGACTATGCAACCCCTCATGTGGGTGAAAGTATCTACGTTTTGGGAACCCACAACAGGGTTGACGACGGTTTGCAACAGGTGCTTGCCATCACCACTACGACGGGCGAAATTTGGTGGACTGGTGGCGGTGGATGGTTCACTGCTGCCCCTTCAGGCAAAGGCAACTGGCCTGTCGTAGCCCAAGCGGTGACAGGTATCCGTTTTAGGGATGGCATTTTTGCTTCCACAATGGCGCAGTTCGATGATCGTTCCTACATTCAGAACGGTGCGATCGTCGCACGACGTTGGAACGGTTATGTGAGTGTAGCGCTGGGAAACACTTTCGTTGACAACTTTGCTGCCCCTACGGGCGGCAACATGCCTGTTGCCCGCCTTATCGCCGCCCATCGTGAATATCTGTTTGTCGCCTACACTGACGAACATTTCGGCACCTACACGGATCTGAAGCCTCGCCGTATTCGCTGGTCGCATCCTGGACAGCCTGAAGATTGGCGCACACAAGATTTTATTGACATTCCAAACGGCACGATCCGTGCTCTGCTGCCGTTCCAAGATTTCCTGATGGTGTTCACCGACGACGAAATTTATGGTCTGTACGGATCGTCGGCCGACGACTTCTCCCTACAGCGCATGTCTGGTGACACGGGCACAGCGTGGGCACGTTCCGTGACTCGTGGCCCTGGGCGTGCATACTGGTGGGATTGGGACAATGGCGTCATGTGCTACGACGGACGCAAGATTATCTCGGTGTTTGACAAACTGGCCCCCGCTTTGCAGAACGGTCAGTTTTCTTGGGGTGCCATCCAAAACGGTTTGGATGACATTCCAGAGTTGTGCTGGTCTGATGGTCGCCTGTACGTAGCGAAGCAGGTTGTACCAACTGATCATGGCAAGACGCTCGTGTTTGACCCTACCGTGGGCAAAAACGGGTCGTGGACAACCTACGATTGGGGTGGCTACTCGTCAGAGTTTGGGAGCGGTGGAGTTGTAGCAGGCATGACAACGATTCCTCGCCCATCCAACTTTGACCTGATGGTGGTCGGGTTGGGTACCCGCTGCTACATCACGAATGATGGTGTCTTCGATCTAGACTATTTCGGTGGGGCGAACCCGACGATCCCTACAGCGCCCCGTATGCTGCTGCGTACGGCCCC